TTTTGCGGCTTTTGGTGTGAGATTCGGATTGATGGAGATTGCCATGGGATGGTTGCAGTGGATACCGGGCGTTGGCTCGGCGAGGAGATGGGTGCGATGAAAAAAGCTCGTGGTGCGAACTCGTTTGGTGCGGTGCTGCGCGAGAAACGTCTGGCGAAGAAGATCACGCTGCGCAAGTTCGCGGAGCAGGTTGGCGTTTCGGCAACGTATTTGTCGCAGGTCGAACAGGATCATTTTGCGCCACCCACGGCGGACCGTGTCACGCAGATCGCCGAGTTGCTGGGCGAGGATTCCGACGAATGGATTCGGTTGGCTGATCGTGTGCCGGATGACGTGGATGTCATGGTGAGGCAGCACCCGAAAGACATGCCGGAACTGATGCGGTTAGCCACTGGGCTATCGCCGGAACAATTTGAAGTCATCAAAGAACAAATTCGCAAAATGAAAAAGCGGGGGAAGTGACGATGGTCGTTGATTTGTTGGCACAGGGAATCGAAGTGCCGCCGCTGTCGTCTCGCCAGATCGCTGCCGAGGCCGACGCGGTGCTGGCGGAGTACGCAAAGCGACTCGGGCCGATCACGAAACCGCCCGTCGAGATTGAGGACGTCGTAACGTCGGTGCTGCCGCTAACGTTCGGGTTCTCGGATCTGCAAAGCCAATTGGGCGGTCGCGTTCATGGTGCGATCTGGTTCTCGCGGCAACACATTCTCATAGACGACTCGCTGAATCCCGATCGCTTTCCTGATCTGATCGGTCGTTACCACTTCACGCTCGCTCATGAAGTGGCGCACTGGCAGTTGCACCGGTTCTTGTTCTTGGACGAGGACGGACATGCGGTGTTGTACGGTGAAGATGAAATGCCGGATGTGATTTGTCGCAAGGATCACGCTCGTCCGTTGATCGAACGACAAGCCGACGAGTTCGCTGGTTGTTTGCTGATGCCGGAATGGTTGCTGAGGCCGGCGTGGCGCAGTTTGACGGGCAGCGACGATGCGATTTGCAACATCCAACTTTGCGAACTCGTTCCGTCGACGGAGCCGATACGATTTCTGATCGACAGCGACGGCATCGAAGTCGAACCGGATCCGATCCGTTTGATGCGTGAGGTGTTCTGTGAATCTATCGCGGACCAGTTCGCGGTGTCGGACGAGGCGATGCGGATTCAATTGGAGTACCTCGGTCTGTTCGCGGAGTAGCGGCTTCGCGGGTTTGTTCACGCCTCCAACTCGGAGGCATTGTTTTCGGCTTTATTGTTTAGTGTGTAGTTTACGGTTGCTTCTTGGGAGGGTGGTGTAACGATGTCATTAGCTGGTTTTAATCCGCGGAATGTGCTGCGGCAGACGTCCAACGGATTGTTGGAAGAGTTGTTTGCGCGGCTAAAAGTGCCGCTGACGGTGAGGTGTTCCGAATTGGCGGAACTGGACATTGATCCGATTTTTGAGGCGTATCAGTCGCTCGATGACGTCAATCATGATCGAGCCGAAGTGATGCTGCGCGACCTTCACTTGATGACCGGCGAAGGCGCTCAGCGGGTCGTTTTTCAACAGATCAAGCAGTCCGGAATGGATGACTTGCTGGTTGAACTCGAACAACTGGAAAGCCGCTACGACTTGGTCGCAATCGCCTATTTGGAAGCGCCGCAGGCGTACCAAGAGGCGATGCGTTTTTCCAAAGCCGACCGTGTGATCGGTGGTCGCTCATCGCAGCGGCGTATCGACGTGCCGGTGGCAAAACCACTGACTTCGCCGAAAGCACTCGCTGCGTTTGCCAACGCGATCTCGGCTTACTATTCGGCGAGGCAGGGGCGAGGCCGGCATTGCCACGTCGAGTACTCGATGCGTCGACCAGGGCTGCATTACTTGTTCGTCAGCTTGGATGATTACCGACAAACGTTCTTGAAACTGGTCGACGGCAAGCATCGGTTTGAACGTCAGTGTGAAACGCATGCGTTCGAGAACGTTGTCGTTTATGACGAACAAAACCACTACTTCGACATTTATGCCAAGGGCGGCAAGCAAGTGCATGCGGCTTTGCAACCGATCTGCGCACGTGAGTTTCTCGGCGTGCATTTGCCGCCCGAAGACCCGGCCGCCGAGCCGTTCACGTTGGGCCGAATCTTAGATCCATCGTTTCTGTTTCCGACCTTTCCGCAAGATGCGATCACGGAAGTTCTGGTGTTGTCGGCTCGCATCAAGATCCGCGGTGCCAAGTCTGGGGCGACGTTTGAGCCGAATAACGAATACGGATCAAAATCGTTACATCATTTCATTGATCACTTCATTCGCGAAGACAATTTGCCCCGAGCGTTGATGGAATTGAAGCGAGTTGAGCTGCGATTTCAAATGGCTGAAAATGACGACTTTTCATTCGCGGTCACCAGTCCGAATCGCAGCACGTTGAAACAGTTGACCACCACGCAGCGGATATTGGCCGAAAAGTATCTGGCCTTTTGGGGAGTGACGCATGCGGTCGATACCGACGCTGCTTCGGCTGCTTGAGTGCGAGTGGACCGATTCGGCCACGTTGATGCGAACCGAACTGCGATTTATCGAAGGTAATGACGCGGTGGATAGGTTGGAATCACGAGGCATCATCTCGCCGGCAAGACCGTGTCTCCAAGTCGATACGTCGTGCGACTTTTGCATGTCACACGACGTGGTTCAAAACGGCGACGGCGAGGCGGCGGAGTTTTACGAGGTCTGTCCGTACGGAGAGGGCGGTCTGATCGACGCGGCGGAGTTGCAAACGTGGGCGGTCAATCCGGCTGGGATTGCCAGTGTGCTTGCCGACGCGGTTGAAGCCGGGAGAACCGCGGAAACACTGTTGCCAAACGCGGCATGGCGGATCGGTGACATACGAATTGGCGGTGAGCCTTTTCCGGTGGTATTCGCAACTCATCGCGGAGCGTCCCAGTTGGTTGATCGCCGTGATGCGTCGCGAATGATCGTCGTGGGTCAGCGACTGCCCGCGGATAGTTTTGCGGGAACGCTGACGCTCGCCGAGACGTTTGAATTCAACGCGGACTCGGTAACGTTGCGACCGAACCGGCTGCGGCAAGCGATTCCTTTCTCCGCCGAACGTCCCGGCAATGCGTTCTATCGCAAGGGGCAGATGTGGGTGGTGCGTTTTGAGGGCCAAGAGGTTTTTCTGGAAAACAAGGTTGGGCCGCTTTACATCGCTCGGTTGCTGGCGACACCGCATCGCGTTGTGCCGGCGGTCACGTTGTTGGCCAGTCGTATCGGGATTGACGAACGCAAATTGACTGGGTCATCGGGTGAGCTGGCTGATGAGCAATCAGTCGCCGAATGTCGTGACCGCTACAACGAGCTGATGAAAGAAATCGCTGTCGCGGAATCCAATCATGATCTGAGTCGGCTGGAAACGTTGCAGATCGAAAAGGAGCAGTTGACGTTGCATTTTGCATCCGTACTTGGTCGCGGCGGGAAGGCTCGCGAGGTCGACGACATGAAGAAGGTCAGTCAGTCGGTATCGCTGGCGATTCGCCGAACGATCGACATTTTGAATCGTGAGCTGAAACCACTTGCCGACCATTTGGATGCTTCGATTTCCCGAGGCATCACTTTGACTTATTCACCGCCGACCGATGTGGATTGGCTGGTTTGATTCGACTCAACCATTTTTACGGACACAAAAATGAACACAAAAGAACGAATTCAGCATGCTTTGAAACAGGAACGAGGCCTGCGACTGACCGCTGCGGAGGTGCAGGGACTGGCATCGTTTCTGAAGTTAGATTTCCCGGTGAAGCGAAGGCGGCGTCGAAAACCGTCGCCCTCAAAACCGTCTGCCATCGGTGAAGTCACCTATCTGATCAAAAAGGACATGCCGACGTTGCAGAAAATCGAGCAAACGTGCAAAGACGCTTGGTCGAAAGAGCAATACACCGAACGAATGAGACACCGGAACTGCATCGCATTGGCAATCCGGGTGCCGTGCAAACGGGGCCGCAAGACGGGACTTGCCGGCGCGGTGAGCTACGCGTTGTACTACGACCGATTGACGGTGGAGCGGATCGTCGTTGACCCGGAGTGTCGGTTGCAATCGTTCGGCCGCCAACTGATGGAGAAGTTGAAGCAAAAGCTTTCCCCAGAACGACGGCAACGAATCGAAACATTCGTCGACGAGGCCGATCTCGGCACGCTGTCGTTCTTTCAGGCTCTGGGTTTCACTGCGGTGGAGACGGTGGACGGAAAGGTGCTGTTGCGTCACTGGTGGAATGAAAGTTCGCGGCCGTTCGAGTCCCCGGAGGAGCGACCTGGTTCGGTAAAGGACCTGCAAAAGAAATTTGAAAATTTGTAGGGCGACTCCAAAAGTCGCTGAGCGACAGGAAATGTCGCGGCACGTCTTCGCTGTGAGGATGTGACGCTTCGATCCCCTCGCCGGCCGCCCGCGTGTTTCGTGACCAGTCTGTTGCGACGCGGTTTCTTTGCGGTCTTCGGCGAACGACGCGTTCACTCGATGCCTCCAGCCGGAGACACCATGAGTGCAACGACTCAAACGGACGGCGAACGGCTCGGCGACGAAGTTCTCAACGATTTCGCGATGAAGACGGCGCAGATGAAGGCAGAGCAACTTCATCGGCGGCCTGAGTTCAGCGATTCTGATGCCGAAGACATCGCCCAAGAGCTGCTGATGTACTTGATCCAAAAGGCGGATTGCTACGACCCGGATCGGTCCAAGTTGAACACGTTCATCAATCGAGTCATCAACTCGGGCGTGCGAGAACTGTTGCGATCGAAGAAACGCCACAAACGGCACCCGATCGGCAACAACGTGCTCATGCAGTCGTTTGAAATGCCGGTCGACACCGTGGATGAAACCTACGCGACGCTGGGCGGCGAAATCTCCGACGAGGATCACGTACGACGAAACCAGTCGTGTTGCAGCAATCCGATCGACGCGATCGACGAAGCGGACGCGTTGGAAGTTGCGATGCAGAAAATGCCCAAAGAATTGCGACGGGTGTGCGAGTACCTGCGTGGTCACTCCATGAGCAGCACGATGGCGAAGTTCCGTTTGCCGCGGCGTCGATTCGACGCGATGCGTGCCGAGATCGCCGAGCATCTGACGAAGTACGGCGTGACCAATTTCTAAGTTTGGCGTGCAAGCCGGCCAATTCACGGCATAGGTAACCAGGGGCGGCCAATGGGTCGTCGGAACATCGAACTTCCCATCAACCAGGTTAGTGAATGAACGGTTTGGACATCGAACGTCGTGTGGCGATTTCTTTGGCGGTCGGTCGGTACTTGCGATCGGCCGACCGCTTCAACGAAGCCTCGAGAGATTTTACCGGGGCCTGCAAATCGCTCCGCAAGCAACTTGGCAGCGAGCAGCGTTTCGTCGTGCAAGTTGATTTCAAGCATTACCTCGTGACCAGTGATCGCGACGGCAATTTCGATGTCGAAGCGATTCCGACTCTGTAACCCAACCACTTTCCAAACACCCAACCAAGGAGTCATCCAACCAGTGACCAATTTACTCGAAACCATCCAATCCGGCCGGCAATCGAAGCCGCCTCGCGTGTTGCTCTACGGTGTCGAAGGTATCGGCAAATCGACCTTCGGCAGCGAAGCCCCCAAACCGATCTTCATTCAGACTGAAGACGGTCTGGACGAAATCGAATGCCATCGTTTCCCGCTGGCGACTAAATTTGATGACGTCGTTGATGCATTGCAAACGCTCGTCAACGAGAAGCACGATTACGAATCCGTCGTGATCGACTCGCTTGATTGGCTGGAGCGACTCGTCTGGGACAAGCTCTGCCAACAATACGCCGTCGAGTCGATCGAGAAGGTCGATGGCGGATACGCTCGCGGATACATGCACGCCCTTTCTCTGTGGCGTGAAGTACTCGATCACCTCAATGTGCTGCGGTCTCGCGGCATGGTGAGTGTCTTGATCGCGCATTCCAAGGTCGAGCGGTTCGAGGATCCAGAGTCCTCACCCTATGACCGCTACTCGCCGCGATTGCACAAGCACGCCGCGGCCCTCGTGAAGGAATGGTGCGACGCCGTGCTGTTTGCGACTCGCAAGATGCGAACGCAAAGCGAGGACGGCGGATTCAATCGCAAACGCACCATCGCTCATGCGATCGGCAAGGAAGGCGGCGAGCGCGTGATGCGTGCTTATGGTTCGCCGAGCTGCGTTGCCAAGAATCGTTACGGCATCGCGGAAGAATTGCCGCTCTCGTGGTCGGCGTTCGTCGCCGCTATGTCGGCCAACTGAATCACTGTTTGAACCTCCATTTCCCTTTCCAACCAACCAAGGAACTAACCATGGCGAACCTCCAAGGCTTTGATGCCAACACTGTCGAACCATCCGATGACCTCGAACCGATCCCAACTGGTAAATACGTCGCTGTCATTACTGACAGCGAAATGAAGCCGACCAAAGCGGGGACCGGAAACTATCTCCAAATGACCTTCCAGATCGTGGAGGGAGAGTATGCAAACCGTCTTCTCTGGGTGCGACTCAACCTCGACAACCCCAACGCGACCGCGGTGGAAATCGCCCGGCGGGAGTTGTCCGCGATCTGCCGATCCGTCGGCGTCTTGGTGCCCTCGGATTCAACGGATCTGCACAACTTGCCGTGTGTGCTGCACGTCCGTGTGAAACGTCGCAATGACACCGGCGAGTTGCAAAACGAAGTGAAAGGTTACTCGAAGAAGGACGCTGTGGCTGCACCGATCGCCGCGGCGAAAGTTGGTGGAACGGATGCCCCTTGGAAGCGATAGCCCTTGCCCGTTGATCGCTTCCAGAACAGACGCTCGGCCGGCACGGAAGTCGGTCGAGCGTTTTCTTTTTCGTACTCCATCGTGGTTCGCAACATGCTCAAGCTTTCATTGCCTTTCCCACCGTCAGTCAATACTTACTGGCGACACGTGGGCAATCGTGTGTTGGTCAGCAAGAAAGGCCGCGAGTACCAAGCAGCGGTCAGTTCACTTCTCAATCGGAAAAACATCACGGCGCATGAAGGCGATCTGATCGTCGACATTCGCTTGGTCCCTCCTGATCGTCGTCGTCGCGATGTCGACAACTCACTCAAAGCTTTGTTGGACGCTCTGCAATTCGGCGGTGCGTATTTGGATGACAGCCAGATCGTTCGTTTGACGGTGGAGAAATTCACTCCGGATCCCGACAAACCCCGCGCTGATGTAGTGGTGCAGAATTTACCAGCACCGATCGGCAAAGCTGGCTTTCGTACATGCCTACGTTGTGACGCTTCATTCGAGTCGACCGGACCAGGCAATCGCATCTGCAGTGTCTGCGAGGCGGCCAATCGCGAGATGTCACCAAGCAGCGTTCCAACGTGGGCAGCCAAGCGTCACAACGGAAAGGCGCTGTGATGAAGCTGCGTGCCTACCAACAAGCCGCCGTCGATGCGGTCTACGAGCACCTGCGAAACAGCGACGACAATCCCGTCGCGGTATTGCCAACGGGTGCCGGCAAGAGTCTCGTGCTGGCGCAGATCGCATCTGACGCCGTTCAACAATGGAACGGTCGCGTGCTGATCCTGGCTCACGTGAAAGAGCTACTCGAACAGAACGCCGACAAGGTTCGCCGGCTTTGTCCGGACATCAAGGTCGGTCTGTATTCCGCCGGTCTGAAGAAACGCGACACGAATACATCGGTTCTCGTTGCCGGCATCCAAAGCATCTACAAACGAGCGTGCGACCTCGATCCGTTTGACCTAATCGTGGTCGACGAAGCCCACTTGATTTCCAAGAAGGGCGACGGCATGTACCGGCAGTTCCTGGCCGACTGCAAAGTCATCAATCCTCACGTTCGCGTCATCGGTTTGACCGCCACACCGTTCCGTCTCGATTCCGGCATGATTTGTTCGTCGGATCATTTCCTGAACTCAGTCTGCTACGAGATCGGCATCAAGGAATTGATCCGCGACGGCTATCTCAGCCCACTCGTCTCCAAGGCCGGCGTACACCGTGCCGACTTTGGTGGACTGCACATGCGGGCTGGCGAGTTCATCAGCGAAGAAGTGGAGTCGTTGGTCAACGACGACGCCCTCGTGTCGGCCGCGTGTGCCGAAATCATAGAGCTAACGCAGGATCGGCGGGCAGTGTTGATCTTTGCGTCGTCCGTCGCACATGGGCGGCGAGTCGTCGAAGTGTTGCAACAGAACCATGGTATCGAGTGCGGCTTTGTCACTGGCGAGACACCGGCCGACGAACGAGACGAACTGTTGGCTCGATTTCGCGGAGATGCTCCGACTTCGCTACTTGGCACAGAACCGCTGCGTTTTCTATGCAATGTAAATGTCCTCACCACCGGTTTCGATGCGCCGCGTGTCGATTGCGTGGTGATGTTGCGTCCCACCATGTCACCCGGATTGCTCTATCAATGCGTCGGCCGCGGTTTTCGACGGCATCCCGACAAGCAGAATTGCCTGGTCCTGGACTTTGGCGGCAATATCGAGCGTCACGGTCCGATCGACCAAATCAAACCGAAGGACAAAGCGAAACGTCCTGATCAAGGTCCGCCGGCGAAAGAGTGTGAGAAGTGTCATGCGCTCGTTGCCTGTGGCTATGCAAACTGTCCCGAATGTGGTCATCCGTTCCCGCCACCTGAACGCGAAGCCCACGATGCCGAGGCAAGTGAGGCCGGCGTGTTGTCTGGCGAGGTCACCGACACGGAGTACGACGTCCAAGACATCATCTATCGCATCCATCGGAAACGCGACGCTGACGAAGACGCGCCTCGTTGCTTGCGAGTGGACTACATGATCGGCCTAGATCATTGGCAAAGCGAGTTCATCTGCATTGAGCACACCGGCTACGCCAGACGCAAAGCCGAAGCGTGGTGGCGTGACCGATGTCTCGATCCTTGTCCGACAAATGCGGAAGATGCAATCGACTTGGCTGAGTCAGGTTTGCTCGCTGCTCCAACATCGGTATCCGTTCGATCCATATCCGGCCAGAAATACGATCGCATTATCAAACAGACGCTCGGCGAGATTCCAAACTCAGCGTTGGAAGAGGCACCATTTTGATGGCCGATGTGCGTGAGCAAGTTGCGATCTATTTCCAGCGAGGCTGGTACTGCGTGCCGCTGCGCCCACAATCGAAATCGCCCTCGCGCCGTGACTGGACGAACCTGCGACTGTCCCCCGAGGCGTTCCCCGAGAAATGCAATATTGGCATCATCCTCGGCGAACCATCTGGTTGGCTCGTCGATGTTGACCTGGATTGCGACGAAGCGATCGAGATTGCCGATCAATATCTTCCGCCTACACCTGCGATAACCGGCCGGCCTTCGGCACTGCGGTCCCATCGCTGGTACATCGCCGTTGACGCGACGACCGAAAAGCATACCGATCCCAGCGACGGCTCAATGATCGTAGAACTACGTTCAACCGGAGCGCAGACCGTCGTCGGTCCAAGTAAGCATCCCGACGGCGAAACTTACGAAACACTCGGCGGCGAACCGACCGCCGTTCCCTCACTCATGTTGGCCGCTTGCGTCAAAGCGTTGGCGGATGCTGTTGTTCGTGAACGCGGAACGGCAAAACCACCGCAACAAACCGCAGTGTTGCCGCCACCGTCGCCGCGTGTGGGCAACGACGTAGAATCGCGGGCAATCGCCTATATCAACGCGATGCCACCCGCGATCGCCGGCAGTGGCGGTCACTCGCAAACTTATGCCGCAGCAACGGCACTCGTTCATGGCTTTGGTCTCGATCCAGCGACTTCGCTCGCGATACTGACCGAGCACTACAACCCAGTCTGCAACCCTCCTTGGTCGGACAAGGAACTGCAACACAAGGTCAACCAAGCAGCGACAAAACCACACGATCGCCCATTCGGCTGGCTTCGTGACGATGGGCCAATCGAACCGATCGACAACGATGTGGACCTGAGCAAGTTTATGGTCGGCAGTTCGCAGCCAGCAATTGCAGCCCAACCTCCGCCTCCAGAATCGACGCCTGATCCTGGACAACTACCCGAGCGACTATTCGACGTGCCGGGTTTCGTTCGCCGAGTCATGGACTTCACGCTCGCGAACGCTCCCTATCCAAACATCGGTCTCGCGTTCTGCGGCGCGATGGCTCTGCAGTCGTTTCTTGCCGGCCGAAAAGTCTGCACGTCGGGTGACTTGCGTACGAATCTGTATTTGCTCGCTCTCGCCAGTAGCGGAACCGGTAAGGAGTTTCCACGCAAAGTCAACTCGCAGATTCTGTTTCAAATCGGCATGTCCGGATCGCTCGGCGACAAATTCGCATCTGGTGAAGGTATCCAGGACGCCTTGGTGCGAACCGGCCGCATGCTTTTTCAAAATGACGAGATGGACGGAGTGCTGCGTCAGATCAACCTCGACCGCGAAAACAGCCGCGAGTCGATTCCGAACATTTTGCTCACGCTCTACACCTCAGCCGGCGATGTTTATCCCATCCGTGTGAAGGCGAACCAGAAAGACGCCATCCATATCGACCAACCACACTTAACCCTGTTCGGAACGGCAACGCCCCAGTACTTCTACGAATCGTTGTCCAAGCGGATGTTGACCAACGGGTTCTTTGCACGGCTCAATATCATCGACGTCGGCAGGCGTGGCAGTGGGCAAACACCAGGTTCAGCACGCGACCTTCCCGAGGACATCCTCGACACTGCAAAGTGGTGGGCGGACTTCGAGCCTGGCTCTGGCAACTTCCTGAACTTCCACCCCAAACCGCTTGTGGTCCAAACCACGCCTGATGCGGCCGAAGCGATCGACCACTTACGACTGATGACCGAGCGCGAATACGACGCAGCCGAAGAGGCGATCGACGAGGTTGCTCGTACGGCATGGAGTCGCACATGTGAGCACGCCAAGAAGCTGGCGTTGATCTATGCGTGCAGTGAAAACCACATCGAACCGCTCATTGGACTGCCGGCCGTTGAGTGGGCGACCGAGTTCGCGATGCATCAAACGCGTCGGCAACTGTATCTCGCGTCCGTCCACGTCGCCGAGAATCCGTTTCATGCCGAGTGTCTGAAGTTCATCAAGAAGCTAAGCGAACAACCGTCGCGAACGATGCAGCGACGTCAACTCATGCGTGCAATGAAACTGAAGGCCGCCGATTTTGACCAGATCGTGTTGACGCTTTGCGAGCAGGGTGAGATTGAAAGCATCATCATCGAAACCGCCACCAAGCCTGCTCGTGGCTATCAGCTCGGATCCGTCCCATAGATGCGTCACTAATCCGTCCCAGAACTGTCACCACCAGTGACGCATTTACACCTCAATCTTCGACCAAACCATTCAAATCAACCGAATCCGTCCCTATCCGTCACCATGCCCAGTGACGGATTGGTGACGGATCTCCAACGAAGAAAAGCCTGTAAATATAGAAGTGAATCTCTCTTTTCCATGTATATGTCCCCCTGTCACGCCCACACCCCCGCGATGCGTCCACGTTCGCGTGAGGGGGGAGCCGGACGGATTCAGGGTGACGGATTCGATTCTCGGTGCCTAATCGACCCCCGACCAAAGATTAGGTACTCCCGGCCGATCGTGTATCTGGTCAGGGCTACGGGAACAGCGGCCCTATTAGGCACAGTTAGTTTCGAGTGTCCGAACAAAACATGTCGCGTTGGTAAAACTTAATTCACATCGTAAAATACCGTCAAAAGGAATCCAATCAGTTTGAGCGAGCCCACCAATCCAACCGTTTACGTCATCGCCGGCCCAAATGGTGCCGGCAAGACAACGTTCGCCCAGCAATACCTCTCACGTTTTGCTGCGTGCGACAGGTTTGTGAACGCGGACATCATCGCAGCAGAACTTTCGCCGGCGGATCCAGACTCTCAAGCATTGATTGCCGGACGCCTGATGCTAGAACGGATTGATGAACTGGCACAGAATCGGGTTACATTCAGTTTTGAAACAACGCTCGCCGGTCGTTCCCACGCCGGGCGTATCCATCGGCTCAAGCAAGATTTCGGATATAATGTGGTCCTGGTGTTTGTATGGCTGCCGAGTCCCAGGCTCGCTGTGCTGCGAGTTGCTGGACGAGTCAAACAAGGTGGCCACAACATTCCCGAGGAAACGATCCGACGTCGGTATCGACAGGGTGTCATCAATTTCGCGAAGCTCTACACACCGATTGTCGATAGTTGGATCGTCTTTGACGGAGCGGAATCGCCTCCCATCGAGATCATTCGTTTCGAGTTGGGCGAGTTGCTTGTTGCCGACGACGATCGCTTTGAATTCCTGAAACAAACCACGCCGGAGATGAATCCATGATTCGAGACAATCAAAGCGAATTCTCCAAGCAAGCCAACGCCGCGATGAAAGAGACCCGGAAGGTGGTGGTCGAACGAGCGCGGAAGCACAACACGCCGATCGTCCTCTGGCGGGACGGCAAGATAGTTGAGCTCGATCCGTTCTCTTCAGAATTTGATGACGCGAAGGACGAAACGACAACAGACAACGCTGCTGATAAGTAATCCTGCGCCGGCGGCCAACCAACTACCCAACCAATCATCTAACTACCCACCGAACGACCGAACCCTTTCCATTTCTCTCTCCCTTGGAAAGGACTCTGCCATGCAGGTCGAAATGTGGTCGCTTGATCGGATCAAGCCTTACGAAAACAACCCTCGAATCAATGACGACGCGGTTGCCGACGTCGTACAAAGCATCAACGAGTTCGGGTTTCGCCAACCGATCGTTGTGGATACCGCCGGCGTCATTATCGTCGGCCATACTCGGTTCAAAGCCGCCAAGGTTTTGAACCTTGCGAAAGTTCCTGTTCACGTTGCGAAGGACATGGAACCGGAAGCCGTCCGCGCTTACCGAATCGCCGACAACCGAACCGGCGAGAATGCCCAGTGGGACTACGATCTGCTGCCGCTTGAAATTGGTGCATTGCAGGACTCGGGATTCGATTGCGAGCTGCTCGGTTTCAATTCGGACGAACTGGCTGCGTTGCTCGAACCCGGCGTGACGCAAGGTTTGACGGACCCGGATGACATCCCTGAACCGCCCGACGATGCGATCACCCAGCCCGGTGACCTTTGGATCCTCGGCGATCACCGATTGCTGTGCGGAGACTCAACCAGCATCGAAGACCTCGATCGACTTTTGAACGGCGCAAAGATTCAGCTTTGCAATACCGATCCGCCATACAACGTGAAGGTCGAGCCCCGCAGCAAGAACGCGATCGCGGCCGGGAATAGCTCGTTCGAGGCTGGCAAAGGTAAGACGAAAGATGGGCCGAAGAAGATGCGGGCGAAGGATCGACCGCTGGCCAACGACTTCGTTTCCGACGAAGAGTTCGATCGACTGTTGAAAGCATGGTTTGGCAACATCGCTCGCGTCTTGCAACCCGGCCGTTGCTTTTATATCTGGGGAGGCTTTTCCAACATCGGAAATTATCCGGGCGTGTTGGCATCAAGCGGGCTGTATTTTTCGCAGGCCATTATCTGGGACAAAATGCACCCAGTGATGACGCGCAAGGATTACATGGGCGCACACGAATGGGCGTTCTACGGATGGCGTGAAGGGGCCGGCCACAAGTACTTCGGGCCGAACAATGCGACAGACCTCTGGCACGTCAAGAAGATTCCACCACAACAGTTGGAACATCTCACCGGCAAGCCGGCGGAACTCGCCGTCAAAGCGATGCAGTATTCGTCACGCAAAGGTGACAACGTGCTCGATCTGTTCGGCGGCAGCGGTTCAACGCTGATCGGCGCGGAGCAAACCGGACGCAAGGCGTTCTTGATGGAACTCGATCCGCCGTACTGCGACGTGATCGTTGACCGCTACCAACGCTTCACCGGCAACGCTGCCGTTCTCGAACGCACCGGGGAATCGCCGATCCCGGTTGGCAAGCGTGAGGAGAACATGCGGTAATGGCTAGAGTTCCTTGCAGGACCAAGCTCCGTCGTCAAAGACATAGACGTATTGAGCCCCACAGTTTTTCGCGAATTCGATTAGCGAATCATGCTTCGGCAAGATCGCTGGCGGGCGAGCGTTGGCGTATCGCTCCGGTGTTCCCGTTTTACGATCGAGGCATCGAAGCTCGCCACCGGCAACCAGCGTTTCGGCAGCCGTTTGAGTGTTGTGATGTTGCATTAGGGTTTCTCCAGTGTGTTCGGGGTATCCGTCAAAATGTAAGTACGCAGCGTCGTAGAACGAATCTTTTCGGCGGACTGCGATCATGGCTCGTGTGGACATCGTTGTTCCTCAGTTCGTGTTGTCGGCCGGCGGCGAGATTACTGCGACTCGATCCGGTGGAATGGAAAGCATCAGCGACCGGCCGTTGTCCCAATCGACATCGACTTGCGTCCAATCGCTTTGCGGATAAACGCTGACCACCGTTCCGGTGCTGCCGGAGGGAATCGGATCAGGGTCGTCGGTCATCGAAAGCAACCTCACTCGATCGCCCGCCTTGATGTTGGTTTGCATAGCTGTGTTCCTAGTTGCGAGCGTTGTTGGTTTCGTCGACCAATGCGGCGACTTCAGAAAGTTGAGCGTTGACCAAGTTCAGTGCTCGGACGTGCGTCCAACGCAGTGCCTTGTTGTCGGGCCGAATCATTCGGTCGAGTTGCAACTCGATGTGTTGCAACAGGTCGCGTGAAATTTGGTGAGCGTTGTCATAAGCCGCGGCCGGTTCGACCGGCCGCGCGGCGAGCGATTCAATCTTTGCCATTTTGTTTTCTCCGTTTGTGTTTGAAAACCAGTTCGTACAACGACACATGAGCCATGACTTTGAAAACACATCAAGCGAAGTCCGCAAAACATTTCAAAAGACTTGGGTGTTTTTCGCCGGCAGCCGTAAGCCCGCGACGTTGCCGCGTGTTTAGCGAGCCATGTGTGGGGCATCGTTACGCCAGTCACGACGAAACGCCCGCACGTTGCAAACGTCGGGCGTTGTCGGCGGCGTTCGGGCTAGAAGCCGAGCGGCACCAAAACGTGGGCGTTCTTGCCCGTGACCGCGAACTCGTCGCCAGCCGTCGTCCGCGCGAAGATCGCGTCTCCGCGGCGGACCACATACTCCACCAAGCCGGTTTCAAAGTTGTTGCCGGCGGTCGACCGCAACTCGTAACCCATGTCGGGCTCCGGCGGTGCGGATTCTCCTTCGGCCAAGTCAGTGACCTGGCGGACGTCGCAAATGAATTTCATCGCTACGTCCTATGCCCGCGCCGTGAACCGGCCGCGTTCGGTTTTCACAAACCGGCTTTCATCTCCGCGTTTCATGTCGCGGAGGATGGCCGAGTACAGCGTGGCGTGCGGCGTCTTACCGCCAGGGCTTTCCCACAAACCTTTTTCGACCATCGCGGCAATCATCTCTTGGGCGTTCATCGGTTCAGTCGAGTCGCCCAATATCTGCAACGCTGCGTTGACGCACGAAAGCTTCTTCTCGCTGGCCGGCGTTGTCGTCGCGTCTTTCTTCTTCGGGACTCGTTTGCGAGAACGCGTCTCAGTCGCCGGCGTTTCGGTTGCCGCGGTACTGCCGGACGGTCCACTCAACCGGCCGGCCGTTTTGATCCGAATTTTCTTTCCGGTGGAAAGATTTGTCGCGTCCCAGCCGCCACTGCGGTTCTCCGCGTCGATTCGGACCGTGACCTTTTTGTTGGTGACCTTCGCGAAGTACTCGCCACCGATCGTTACGTCTGTCTTTTTCATCTTCGTCTCTCCGTTTGGGTTTCGTTCGTGGTTGGCTGCCATCGTCAGGCCGCAGGCACCACCTGCGACAACGCCCGTTTGCGTTTCGGCTTTCGTCCTTGCGTCTCGAACCGCGATTCCATTCGCGGCGTTTGCCTTTCGGCCGGCGTATTAGAGGATCGCCCCCAGAACGCTCTCGTCGAACCTTCGCAACAGTTCGCAAAAGATGTAGTGCTCTTCGAGCAGCGGGCCGGCCGGTCCGCCGTTGTCGAGGTCGGCGATCTCGAGGGCTTCGGACAAAGCTCCGAGGTTGTCCGAGATGGCGTAGTACGCTTGGCGAATCTCTTGGGCCTTGTGCGGGTCCATGTTGCGGAAGAGTGGGCGAAGGGCGTTAGCGCGGGCGGTTTTGGTTTCGTTCATCGGCATGTTTCTGTCTCCGGGGAAAAGGTTTGTTGGTCGCCGTCGTTCGGCGTTAACACACATGAGCCATGCGTTTGCAAACAGCTCAAGCGGATTTCGGAAGTAATCCGCAGTCTTTTGCAATGTTTCCAAAAGACTGCGATTACTCCCCATCCAATGGCCGGCTCACAGTCGCAGTTGTTCGTAGAAAGCGTCCGCGGCGCTACGAAGCGCATCGTGAAGGTCGCCAATCGCGAGCGAACACAGTTCCGTTGTTTCCGGGTCGTGTGTACCGTCGAACTCGAACCCTTCCACTTCGCCGCGAAGCAGATCGAGGATTCGCAGCGTTGCCGCTGTTTTGTCGATTGGGGATTCGGATGCTTTGCGGCGATGTGCGGGAAGCGGTTGTGCGACCGGCGTATTGTTTCGGGTCGTTCGCGAACAAGCTTGTACGGCATCGGCGGCCGGCGGTTGCGAAACGCATGGTTGCGGTTGTTCTTCCATGCGTACCGGTTCAACATTCCGCTCCGCCGTTTCGGTTGGTGTCGGCGCGGCGGAATTCGATTCTGTTTCGTCCGGCATGATCGCCGGCAAACTACTTTTGCTCATTGTTTCGATCGCCGTTTGCACCAACTGATATTCCTGTGTCAACACCTCGCGTTGTTCGCCATGGAGTCGGCTTGCTGCGTGGTCAAGGTATTCCGACAAGTAGTACAGGTACTCCCAAACATCGTGGAACGCCGATCGAATGTCGCGGGCTTCGTGCGGTGCGTGAGCTTCGAGGGTTTCAAAGATGTTCTTCATCATGGCGTAGCTGGTTTCGTTTGCTGCGTTGGTCATGCGTGTGTCTCCGTTGAGAAAGGATTTGAAAACCGTCTTGCGGTGACACACATGAGCCATTCAATTTCAAACGCATCAAGCCGATCCGCGCAGCAATTTGCAATCTTTTTGCATGTTTCTTCCCATGCCCGACGTGGCCGACAAACGCGTCGTGTTGCGTCGTTTGGCAGGGCCGGCAAACGATGCGACGAACAAGACACGCCGCGGCGTTGGGGGAACGTCGCGGCGTGTCGGCGAAGCGGCGAAGTCGCCGGCGTTCAGTCGTTTGTGTCCAAGAGGTACTGCAACATTTGGCGGCGTTCAAACAACGCGGTCATCCGTGCTTTCAGTTCGCCGGCGCGGCGGGCATCTTGTTCGGCGAACTCCGTCCAACCCATCGTGCAAGGTTCGTCGGCCATCATCGCCTCGCATTGTTTGACCGCGTCGATCGCGCGGGCGGCCATTTGCTGGGCGGCCTTGGCGAGGTCGCGTTGGGCGTCGGGAATCATCCATTCGAGTTTCGCTAGTTCGGCTCGGATGGCGGTTTCGGGTGTCTTGGTCTCGTTTGCGTTTGCCATGGTGGCGTCTCCGTTTGCGGAAGGGGGAAGAATTCGTTTCGGTGACACACATCAGCCATGCGTTTTTGAACGCAGCAAGCCGATATCGGCAGTAATTCCCAGTCTTTTTCAATGTTTGCAAGCTTCGCCGACGTTGGCGTTTGTGGTCCGACCAAACATGTCGGCATGGTTTGCCGAGTCGCTGCGAAACAACGCGACACGGGCGAAGGTCGGCGGCAGTCCAACGAGAGGCGGCCGCGCTTGCCGGCGCGGCCGAAGTGTTGCCGAAGTAAATCTATTCACCGGCCGGCGTGACGAAGTCCTTCAATTTCTTGAGCTTCTCGCAGACATACTGCAGCGAACCGACGTGTTCCCAATTGATGGAATGTTCGTCGTCGGGGGCCGGCATGTCCTCGATTGTTTGGTGCATGTCTTCGAGCAAGGTCAACGCCCGGATGTGTGCAGCGGTGTATGCGTCTTCGACTCGTTGGCGGTTTTTTGCTTTGGCCATGGTTGTGTCTCCGTTTGCGGAAAGGGAAAGAATTGTTTCGGTGACACACATGAGCCATGCGGTGCCGAATCAATCAAGCGAAGTTCGGAAAACACTGTGAATGTTTTCCGAACTTCTATTCTTGGCCGGCCATTAGGAGTCGCGGCAGGTTTCCCATGCCCGCTTGCTGCCGTAGCAAATCTGGCCACCTTCGACGATGTAGACCATCGCGTCTTCGGCAACGTCTTGGTCGTCGACGTATTCGCAAGGCTCGTCGTCGCTCGCTTCGTTCATCTCCGCGCCGCTGGTCACGCCGGCGATGCGGTTTTCAAAGGGCCAGTTTTGTTGCGTCATCAAACGCACTTCGGTGTCGTCACCGTGTTGTTCGCGGAAGTCTTCGAGCAACTCGATCAGTTGGGAAATGGTCATGTTTGTGTCTCCGTTTGGGTGAATGAAAAACCGTTTCGTATGTCCACACATGAGCCATGGAACTCAAAACACAGCAAGCGAATCTCGGAAGCAATCTTGAGTCTTTTTGAATGTTTCTCGAACTCGCGAACGTGGCCCGACGTTGCCGCGTGTGTCGCGATGCGAAACAGTCGCCCGCTATTAGTCACATACGCCGTTGACGCGACACGTTGCACGCGTGCCGGCAAAGAATGCAAGAAACGCCGCGGTGCTAACCGCGGCGTTGCGTGTGGCGAGGGCCGTCGGCCGTCAGACCGCTTGGTCGTATTTGCGGGCCAGGTCGAGAAGCTTCTTTTTGATTGGTTTCCAATCGCAGGTTTGTTCGCCGACCGAAAGTTCGCCAAATCGTTTGTTGCGAAGGTTGCCCTTGTACCAACCCTTCGTCCAACCGAGCCGGTAGAAGAGCCGGTTGAGTTCCGTTTCGCCGTGGCCGGCGTCCGGTCGGTCCCAGCAACTCTTAGTGCCGGGTTTCTTCGCGTAATCCCATCCGCTGCAGCGTCGCGTATTGAGGGCGAGTTCTACCAAGCCCAAAATCATTTGGATGTATCCGATCAATTTCGTTTTGTTGAGCGTGCCGGCGAAGGCCCGAATCTCAATCCGGTTTCGGCCGGCGGCGAGGTGCGTCAAATTCAAAAGGTGGTAGCGGTCTCGTTCGCAGCGTGTTTTCGCTACATCTTTGTTGCCGTACGTTTTGATTTGCTTCGCCCATTGGTTTCGTTCGCGGCGTTTGGTGCCGGTCGAAGCGTAGATAGCGCTTTCGTGGTTGGCGATCAGCGAAATCAGGCGAGCCAAGGCCGCGGCGTCTCCGTTCCAGGAAACCGTGATGTGAAGCCCGCAAGATTCATTGATCCGTGCGCCGCGTTCTTTGATCGCGTCGACGGCCGTTTCGACGTTGGCGAGTCCTTCGTAGCCGCGAAGGACCGGCGAAACAAATTCGCAGGGTTTGCGTCCGGCCGGCGTGCGAATACTTCCGTCGCGTTCGGCTTTCCAACCCGCGGGCAGCCAGGCAACCGGCAAGCCGTTGTGGTATCCGCCGATCGGCGTGGCGTCGGTGCCGGGCATGTGGGTTTCGATTTCGATGCCGAAGGCGATGTTGTTTGCGTGCATGGTTGGGTCTCCGAAAGGCGTGTGAATTCGTTTGTTGAATGCACATGGAGCCATGGCTTTCGGAACACCTCAAGCGAAGTGCGGCAGTAATGTTTCAGTAATCTCCAGCTTTCTTTTCACCCCCACACGCCGCCAGTTTTGGCCGAACGTCGCCGCCTGAAACATGCGGCCGACCATGCCAAACATGCAAGCCTTCGCGACAGTCGCCAACGTGTGCGGCGTGTTGCGGTCACGCCAAACGGAGCCCGTCATGGACGACAAACGCGAGAATGTTGACCCCACCAAACTTTCGATCGAGCAACTTTCAAAGTTGCTGAGTAATGCGTACCGCCAGCGAGTACCGGAAGAACAAATCCGCGCCGATCTAGAAGCCGGCGTACCGACAAACGTCGACGGCACGATCAACTTGGTCGTCTACACCGCTTGGCTCTTACAGGAGATGCACCGTGGCGACTGATCCGCGAAGAATGAAACCCAGCGAATGCTGCCGAACGCTCAATAGCACGCCGCTTGGCGAGGTGATCAACGAACGCCAGCTCTATCGCTATCGAACGCGAGCCGGCAATCGCATCGGTGATGGAATACACGTCGATCTGCTCCGGTTCACCGCGTGGCTAATCGAAGAACGCTATCGCCCCAAACCGCCGGCCGACGAAGATCCGTATGGCAAGGTCAAGGACAAAGCCCGCGCCCGAAACGCAGCGATCGCATTAGCCGGACGCGACATTGGCGACCTGCCCGTGATCGAGGATCCGCAGCGGAAAGCGAAGGCCGCCGGTAGCTTTCGATACTTTTGCGAAGCGTATTTCTCGCTTACGTTTCATTTGCAATGGTCGCCGGACCACTTGAAGGTGATTGAGCGGATCGAGGAAGCCGTCGTTCGCGGCGGATTGTTTTCGCTCGCGATGGCTCGGGGTAGCGGCAAGAGTTCGCTGGCCGAGGTCGCTTGCATTTGGGCAGTGCTCAACGGCTATCGCGATTTCGTCTGCTTGATCGGAAGCGACGAAGGTCACGCGTGCGACATGCTCGATTCGATTAAAACGGAACTCGACGCCAATGAATTGCTGCTGGGTGACTATCCCGAAGTCTGCTTTCCGATCCAGGCGTTGGACGGAATTTCCAACCGAGCCAATGGTCAGCTCTATCAGGGCAAACGCACACAAATCGGTTGGACAGCGAAAGAAGTTGTTTTGCCAACGATTGCCGGCAGCAAAGCGAGTGGCGCGATCATCAAAGTTGCCGGTCTGACCGGCCGCATCCGCGGAATGAAGTTCAAGCGACCGGATGGCCGAACCGCTCGACCGTCGTTGGTCGTACTCGATGACCCGCAAACGGACGAGAGTGCGCGATCGCTATCACAGTGCTCCAACCGTGAAGCGATCCTCGCCGGTGCGGTACTTGGGCTTGCCGGTCCCGGAAAGAAGATCTCCGGCATCATGCCTTGCACGGTCATTCGCCCTGGCGATATGGCCGACAACATCCTCGACCGCGACAAGCACCCGGAATGGAACGGTGCCCGAACGCGAATGGTAAACTCGTTTCCCACGAACGAGACGCTGTGGCAACGCTACGCCGAGATTCGTGCCGAGGGTTTGCGAGCCGGTGATGGGGGAGCCGCCGGCACCGAGTTCTATCGTCAAAACCAGGAGGCGATGGACGAAGGTTCCGACGTTGCTTGGGCAGAACGATTCAACCACGATGAATTGTCGGCAATCCAACACGCGATGAATTTGAAGCTTCAAGACGAAGCCGCGTTCTTCGCCGAATACCAAAACGAACCACTACCTGAAGAACGCGTTGGTGCCGATCAACTTACGGCCGAGCATGTTTCCGCGAAGATCAACGGACTCGATCGACAGTGCGTTCCCATTTCGGCGAACCATCTCACCGCGTTCATCGACGTGCAACAAAAGCTCTTGTTCTACGTCGTCGCCGCATGGGAGGACGATTTCACGGGCTACGTTCTCGACTATGGAGCGTATCCCGATCAAAGCCGCGCGTACTACACCCTTCGCGATGCACGCCAAACGCTGGCGATCGCTGCGGAAGGCACAGGCCTGGAAGGAAGTATCTATGCCGGCCTTGAGACGCTCACCGAGGATTTGCTCGGCCGTGAGTGGCAACGAGACGACGGCGCGGCAATGAAGATCGGTCGGTGTTTGATCGACGCGAACTGGGGACATTCGACGAACGTCGTCTATCAGTTTTGCCGACAGAGCCCACACGCTTCGATCTTATTACCTTCGCACGGTCGGTTTGTCGGAGCGTCCTCAAATCCATTCAGCGAATACAAACGCCGGCCTGGCGATCGCGTCGGGTTGAATTGGCGCGTCCCGAGCGTCCACGGCAAACGCGCCATCCGTCACATCATCTACGACACGAATTGGTGGAAGTCGTTCACGCACGCGAGACTCGCCGTTGCGATGGGCGATCGCGGATGTATGTCTGTCTACGGCAATCAGCCCGAAACGCATCGAATGTTCGCCGAGCAAGTCACTGCGGAGTACTTCATCAAAACCGAAGGCCGAGGCCGAACGGTGGACGAATGGAAAGTCCGTCCGGAACATCCCGATAATCACTGGCTCGATTGTCTCGTCGGCTGCGCCGTCGCTGCGTCAATGCAGGGAGCGTTGCTGTTCGGCACTGATGTCGAACCCGAACGCCGGCGTGAACGCGTTAGCTTCAAAGAAATGCAGAAGCGAAAACGGAACTAAATCGAGGCTTTCTACAGAATCGCGTACAAGGGTCGCGGAATACGGCATAGGTAACCTGGGATGAAGCAAATTTTCAAACCCAATATTTACCATGCCTGAAGAGTTGAAAGATGTGATCCGAGAAAACGCTGCTGGACCTGCCAAGGCATCCGGCGATGCGGGTTCGGTTGAGCAGCACAAGCTGACCGAGCAAATCGCCGCCGACAAGCATCTCGCTGGCAAGAACGCCGTTAGCAAACCCAATCGGGGTTTGCGTTTTAACAAGATCGTGCCGCCGTCGGCCGGCTGATCTTTCTTTTTCGTATCGCGAAGTGCATAGGGCTGCCGGGGACGGCAATAGGATACCAACACGGATGTTGAAACGTTTGTCAGGGATTATCGAGCAAGCATGGCGCGGCGGAGCTTCCCGCTCTTCATCCGCGCCGGGACGCTCACCCCGGCAGCCCTTCTTTTCGCGGCTTCGTGCGAGGTACGACGCCGCGAATACGACGCTCGACAACATGAAACATTGGTCGCGAGCCGACGGTTTGTCGGCTGCGGCTGCGAATAGCACAGATGTGCGCCGCACGCTTCGCAATCGTTCGCGGTACGAGGTTGCCAACAACAGCTACGCTCGCGGGATCACGCTGACTCTTGCAAATGATGTCGTGGGCACCGGGCCACGGCTTCAAATGCTGACGGCCGATGACGCTGCAAATCGTTTTGTTGAAGCCGAGTTCTTTGCTTGGGCAGAAGCCGTTGGACTGGCGGAAAAGCTGCGAACGATGCGGCTGGCTCGCGTTTCGGACGGTGAATCATTTGGGTTGCTGACCAGCAACGAGCGAATCGACGCGAAGGTGAAACTCGACTTGCGTTTGATCGAGGCGGACCAAGTAGCTTCGCCTACTCTGGTTGCTGACCGTTCTCGATACAACGACGGCATTCAGTTTGATGCCGACGGGAACCCGATCACTTACGACGTCCTGCGTGAGCATCCGGGCGATGTGACGTTCACGATCGACGAAGAATTCGACACCGTGCCGGCCGCCGCAGTGTTGCACTACTTCCGCTGCGATCGACCAGGACAGATTCGTGGCATCCCCGACATCACGCCGGCGTTGCCTCTATTCGCACAACTGCGACGCTTCACGCTTGCCGTACTTGCTGCAGCCGAAACCGCTGCCGAGTTCGCCGGCATCCTGTACACCGACGCGCCGGCCAACGGCGAAGCCGATTCCGCCGAACCATTCGAGCCGATCGAACTTGAAAAGCGAATGCTGCTCACGATGCCGGGCGGCTGGAAGATGGCTCAAATGAAGTCGGAGCAACCTTCGACAACATACGCCGAGTTTAAGAAAGAAATTCTCAACGAAATCGCTCGTTGTTTGAACATGCCTTTTAACGTCGCCGCTGGCAATTCGTCGGGTTACAACTATGCGAGTGGGCGACTCGACCACCAAACCTACTTCAAGTCGATCCGCGTCGAGCAGGCACAACTTGCTCGCGTCATTCTGGATCGCGTTCTGATCGCTTGGCTTCGCGAAGCCATTCTCATCGAGGGCTATCTGCCCAATTCGCTTCGCACGCTCGACTCCACATTCGAGCATCAATGGTTTTGGGATGGGCATGAGCATGTCGATCCGGCCAAGGAAGCCAACGCCCAAAAGATCCGTCTCCTGAATCATACGACTACTCTGGCCATCGAATTTGCGCGGCAGGGGCGTGATTGGGAGACGGAACTCAAACAGCGTGCCAAAGAAGTGTCGCTGATGCGTGAGCTTGGTCTGTCGGCCAGCGACGAAACTGAAACTCAACCCTCAACCAAGGTCACGGAAGACAATGCCGAAGACAACTCCCGCGCCGCTTGAAGCCGACGCCGAATCCGTCCCGAGTTCACTGCGAATCGTTTGTGATGACGCAGCGACGATCACGCTCGCTGCGGCGGAAACGCCGGAGGAGGGTAAGCCGGCACTACGCAAGTTCTCCATGACGGCGTACACCGGCGGTGCGATGCGGCTTGGCGGTTGGCCTTATCCAGTGGTCGTCGACTTGGCCGGTCTGCGAGTCACTCGGAAGTCTCGCCCGATTTTGAAGGACCATGATCGCGGCAGCATCGTCGGGCACACCGATGACATCGCGATCACCGACAAGTCGCTCGAAGTTGCCGGCGTGATCTCTGGTGTGGGCGCGACCGCACAGGAAGTGATCGCGACCAGTGAGAACGGATTCCCGTGGCAAGCGTCGCTGGGTGCGAGTGCCGACAAGGTGGTCTTCATCCCTGAAGGCAAGACAGCGAACGCGAACGGCCGCGATTTCAAAGGGCCGGTCTACGTCGCTCGCAAGTCAACGCTGGGCGAAGTGTCGTTCGTTGCCCTTGGGGCCGACGACGATACCGAAGCACGCGTGGCGGCCGGCAACTACGCCGACGTCGACGAACCGACCGACACCGACGAAGAAACGGACGACCTCGAACCCGTCAACGCAAGTCTGAACATGAGCACGAAACCAAAACCCCAACCCAAGCAAGCCTCCTCGCCGGTTGCCGAGATGCGTGCTCAGGCCGCGGCCGAGTCGCGTCGCATCGCCGGGATTCGCAAAGTGTGTGACAACAAACACGCCTCGATCGAAGCCGATGCGATTGAACAAGGTTGGAGTATCACAAGAACGGAGTTGACTGTCTTGCGAAGCGAACGACCGAAAGCTCCTGATTCCGGCACATCAAAGGCTGGTTTCACACGCGAAGTCCTCGAAGCCGCCGCGTGTTTGTCGGTTGGACTCGATGAAAGGACGATCATCGCCAGCTACGGTCAACGCACGATCGACATGGCCGAGCCAATGCGGCACATCGGTTTGAAAGAACTGGTTGCCGAGTGTGCTCGCATGGAAGGCATCGACGTCCCGCGTGTGTTCGGCGACGGGACCGCGACGATCCGTGCCGGTTTCTCGACGATGAGTCTGCCGAGCATCCTCGAAAACGTGATGAACAAGACGCTGCTGGCGGCTTACACCAACACTCCGATCGCTGCGTTTGATCTGTGTAGCGTGGGGACTGTGTCGGATTTCAAGGAAGTCTCGCGATACCGTTTGCTTGGGACCGGAGGCTTTGAACAGGTCGCTCCTGATGGCGAATTGAAGCACGGGAAACTGTCCGAACAGAAGTATAGCAACAAGGCTGACACCTACGGTCAAATCTTGATGCTGACTCGGCAGGACATCATCAACGACGATCTTTCCGCCTTCATGGATATCCCACGTCAAATGGGACGCTCGGGTGCGGAGTCGATCGACGATCTGTTCTTCACTTTGTTGCTCAAAAACGCTGGGTTCTTCAGTGCCGGCAATGGCAACATGCTGACAGGCACCGACACCAAGTTCGGTCCTGACAGTTTGACGGTCGCCAAGACGACGTTCCGCAAGCAGAAAGCAGGACCAGGCAATAAGCCGAAGGATCAAAAGCCGATCAATATTCGACCGGAGTTCTTGGTCGTTCCGGTTGAATTGGAAACTGAAGCGGAACTTTTGATGGGCTCGGCGCAGTTGATGATGGACGCGCAAGGTTCGCCGACCAAGATTCCGGTCGACAACCCGCACCGAAACAAGTACCGCGTCATCAGCACGCCGCACTTGTCGGACTCGTACTACACCGGAGCGAGTGGCAAGGCTTGGTATCTGTTCGCGAACCCGAGCATTCTGCCGGCGTTCGAGATCGTGTTCCTGAACGGTCGACGCACTCCGGTGATCGAACGCGTCGAAATGCCGCCGAACATGCTTGGCATGGGATTCCGCTCTTACATCGACTTCGGTGTGAACTCTCAAGATCACCGCGCCGCAGTGAAAGTCACCGGCGAAGCGTAAGCGACGTTGATCTCCCGTTTCTGATTTCCATCCGTTTGAGGTTCTCATGTCCGCAGCAGATTTTGTTCAAGAGGGAGCGGCTGTCGACTTTACGCCTGACGCCGATCTCCCAGCCGGCAGTATCGTCGTTCAAGGCGAACTGGTCGGCATCACCAAGCACGACATCAAAGCCAACGTGCTCGGGGCGATCAGCGTCGAAGGTGTCTTTGACGTCGCCAAAGATCCCGCGATCTCGGTGTCTGCCGGTGCCAAGGTCTACTGGGACGCAACCGCTGGCCAATCGGTCACGACCGCGACCGGCAATAAACAGCTCGGCAAAGCGATCTTGTCCGCCGGCACTAACACACCCACCGTCCGCGTTCGACTGAGTCAATAAGGATGGGTATGGCGTCGATCAGCCAAGTCACGGCCGACCGGGCCAAGGCGATCGAGCGTCTGGAGTTCGCCGAAGACCGAAAAACGAGCCACTGGCTGCGAGCGTCACCGTTCGCAACCTGCTTTTGCATCGCAGTTGCCTCCACGGAAGCGACCTGGCGAGTGCAAGCGTTACTTCCCGACGAAGAAGTCGTTCAGCTCGGTTACTACGTTCGCTCGTCCTCAACGGGCAGCAAGCTTTTCAACACATCAAAGCCGCTGTACTTGAAACCGGAAGTGATGTGCGGACTTCCCATCCGATTCGTTTCAACGGTCGAACAAATCAATCCGATCCTTTGGGTCATTTTCAAAAGTTAAGGAGCACTCACTGCATGAACGCAAAACTGCGAGCAATCATCGCCGCGTGCGTCCTGTGTCTGGCAAGCGGATGCCTGCCAGAGCAACCCATTCAAGTGCGACCGTTGCCAGCACCTGCGCCAGAGCAACCCGCCGCGAATCTGCCTGACGAACTGCATCAACGCAATTGGACTGGCAAACTCAATCAAGGCAGTTGTGTTCACGCGTCGTTGGTCAATCACTTGCGTTGGCTTAACGAGTTTGAACTCGGCGAACGTTGGCGGTCGACATACAGCGACGGCGAATATGACTCGCGTTTACGAAGCCGACTCGACGCCGCCGACATCGACTACAGCTACACGATCAAAGCCGACCCGCGATTCCTTGATTGGGCAACCGCTACTCGGCGCGGTGCGATTCTTTGGTGGAAACCAGCCCACTGTTGCACGTTCGTCGGTTGGGTCAATCGTGACGGCCGGCAATACGCCGCGATTCTGGACAACAACTATCCCGGCCGCTTTGAACTCACACCGCGTGAACAATTCGTTCGCCTTTGGGCTGGCTATGGCGGTTTCGCACTCACGGTCCTCGACGACCCAGCCAGCTCGTTGCCCTATCGAAGTTATGAGGTGATTCAATGAACGATGGAATTCGGATCCGTTTGAGCGTGGGGCTCGTCGTGTTGGCGATCATTCACGCACTGTTGCTAGGCGGAGTGTTCACGGCACTGCGACCATGTCCGACCGCGCAGCCCGAAGACGAGGCTTGGAATGTACCCAATGCCGTTTCGCCAGCACCTCGCGTTGGCCGGATCGAAAAGTTTGACGAGCCGCAGTCAGTGAACCTGAGTGCTCAAGGTGAAATCAAGCAACAGTCGGTGTCGATTTGCCCAACTTGCGAACCGACGGCGATCTACACGCCGACGATCGCTCCTCAACCTGTCGTGCCGGTCGCTGCGCCACAACCTCAGCCATCGAAGAAAAAGTATCAAATCGCGTTGTTCATCGGCGGTGATGCGAAGAGCAAGCAGTTGCTCGATTGGTTCAACCATGATCCGAAACTTTACAAGCTGCGAACCGACTGTGACTTCCAAGTCTACACGTCAGGCAACGCACTGTATCAGACGCGTTTCGCCAAAATTGTCCCCGTTGAGCAGTTTCCTGTGGTCCTGTTTCAGGACAACACTGGCGGACATGTTCACGCGGCTGGTCGAACAATGCTGCCAGCAACTGCCGCTGAATTGTACGCCGATCTCCACCAAGGCTATCAGCTGTATCAACAGACTCGCCAGGCCCAAAAGACTGGTGCACTGAAAACGCGAGGCTATTCATGGGACGACGCGATCTCACCCAAGCTGCAACTCAACTCAGAAGACTGCCCCGACGGGTACTGTCCCGTTGAGCCCACCGACGGTTGGCGGCCGGGCAACCGCGACCGAGACGGAGTTCGTGACGTTCTGTTTGACAGAGCGAATGACACTCGCAACGCGTTGCTGTGGGCATCGGCAGGCGAACTGGCAACCATCGCGATGATTGTGCTTGCCGTCTTTCTACTCGGATTCATTCTCATCAAGCGAGGCATGTGATAGATGACTTTACTAACCGGAATCGCAACCGTGGTTGTGTTGTTGTTGATCGCAGTCGCGCTGCTTCCGTCGAAGAAGCGAGAGCGAGACACGCCTCAAACCAACAGCGTCCTCAATCCGTTTCAACCCCAGGAACGGTACGTCAATCTGCGTGAACAGCAATTGCAGGAGGAGTCGGACGCGATCGCTAGCGAGTATCAACGCCGATCCAACGAAGCGTGGCTGGACGAACTCAGCGACAAGGCATCGACACTGTTGAAGGCACCGGCGAAACCGGCCGCCCGCAAACAATGACCGACATCCTACGCAACGGCCAGGCGTGGTTGGCCGGCAAACTGACGCAGCACGCTTCTCGGCAAGTCGTTTACCGACGCGACGAACTTGGCGTCGAGTTATCGGCCACGATTGCCAAGTCACTGTACGAACAAGACGACGGCGAAGGCATCATCACGCGTGCCCAAGTCCGTGACTTCCTGATCGACACCGACAGCCTGTTGTTGTCGATCATCGGAACGCTGCCTCGTCGCGGCGACAGGATTGTTGAAATCGACGGCGACACGACCTTTGTCTTTGAAGTGATGTCGATCGGCAGCGATCCGCCGTGGCGATACAGCGACCCGTTCCGCATCAAACTGCGGATTCATACCAAACAAGTGGACACGATTGTATGACAACAACGCCCGCCACCGTTATTCAGATTGCCGAAAGTGTCGTCGCGGAAATTAACGCTGGCGACTTCAGCAAGAAGAATCTTGCCGCCCAACGACTCTATGTTCCCAACTTCGATCTCGAAGATATGAAGGAACTTCGAGTCACCGTGGTGCCTCGCGAGGTCGAATACCTACCACTCGATCGAGCGTCCAACAAGTTCCATGCAACGATCGACGTCGCGGTGCAAAAGAAGTTCAGCAAGGGTGACGCCAAGGAGATTGATCCGTTGGTCTTCTTCGTCGAAGAACTGGCCGACTACTTCCGTCTCAAACGCCTCAACTCGTTTGTCGCTGCCCGTTGTATCAAGGTAGAGAACTCGGTGTTGTACTCCTCCGAGCACTGGACGCAGTACAATCAATTCACGAGTCTGCTTTCGTTGACCTTCGAGATGGCGAAATGATGCACATTCGGGCTCGCGTGCAATTCACGCCGGGCCAACTGAAAAAGAAGGTCAACCAAGCGACCTTTAAAAGCCTTGGTCATGCGGCTGGCACAGTCCGGACGACCGCAAAACGATCCATCCGCAAACGCAAGAAGCCATCCAAACCCGGATCGCCACCCAGTTCACCAACAGGAATGCTTCGCCGCGTTCTCCGTTATGAGGTGGACCGCCAACGCGAACAAGCGGTTATCGGCCCAGTCAACGAAATCGCTGGCCGGCTGTGGAACCTGCACGAATTCGGCGGCGTTGTAACCAAACGCCGGAAACTGAAGCGACACCGGTTCCGTGTTGGCGAACACGGACCGATCCGAGCGAAACAGCCGGGCAAGTTTGCCCGCATCAAACTGCTCACGGTCGCCCAAGCCAACCGAGCCACACGACTGATCGAAGAAGAAAACGAACGACGCGGAGCATCCAAGCCACGTCGCTATCCCAAACGCCCATTCATGAAACCCGCACTCATCGCCAACCAAGCTCGCCTGCCAAAGTTCTGGCGCGACTCGGTGAAATAGTCTCTCGACCCAGGATGGAATCGAAACATGTCAGCAGAAGTTAAACTCGGTCTCGATGCCGTCCTGACCATCGACGGGGCCGAGATCAAGAACGTCAAGGACTTGACGGTTAATCTGGAAAAAGCCGAAGCCGATGCATCGACCCGCGACAACAACGGTTGGCGAGCCACGGTCGGCACACTGAAAGATGCGTCCATCGAATTCACGGTGCTCAACAAGAACGGTGACACCGCGTTCGGAATGCTGCAAGGTCTTTGGAGCAGCGGAACGCCGACAGACGTTGGCATCTCCGACGCCGGCGGTTCGCTGACACTGACGTGCGAAGTCATGAACTTTAACGTCAATCAAAACCTCGAAGAAGTCGTGTCGGCTGATGTCACGCTGAAACCAACGCAATCATCGTCCGGCAGCGGCATGAACGTCGGTGGCGGCACGCCCTAATCAATAATCGGAACGGAACTCCATGCAGAAATTCATTGATCGTCGTGGTCGCGTTTGGATCGTCGACATTGACAACACCACGCTTCGCCGCGTGAAGGCACTCACCGACGTGCGATTGCTCGACGCGATCGACGGTGACTTGGTCACGCGACTGTCCAGCGATCCATTGTTGCTGGGCGATGTGTTGTTCGCGATTTGCAAACCACAAGCTGACCAGCAAGATGTTGACGACGAGTCATTTGCCGAGGGATTGGCCGGCGACTCGATCGACGAAGCCTGCAAAGCACTCGTCGATGGGTTGGTCGCGTATTTCCCGGAGTCCCGCCGCCGTCTTCTGCGGAAGGCGGCCGACAAACAGAAGATGATCGAGACGAGGGGCTTGGCGGCGATCGAGAAACGGCTGGACGATCCGAATCTGGTGGACCGGATTGTGGAGGATCTGGAACGCAAACTCGCGGTGCCGACATTGAGCGACTCATCATCCGACTCGCCGGCATTATCGGAGTCGACCCCGGACCTCTGACGCTCCGCCAACTCGTGCAAATGGCCGAAGCGAAACGCCAACACGACTGGAACATCGCCAGCAGCGTGATGGCACTGACCGCCGAGATCAATCGCGATCGCAAACGCCGACGAAAGCCGTTCAAGCCGGATGACTTCAATCCGTACACGGTCACGCGGTCAGTTCCGGTGAAAGCCACTGTGGAACAAGTCGCACATCTTCTCGGCGCAAGATTCCAACCCCGTGAGAACTATCCTCCATGTCCCAAGTCCGAGCCGGATCCGCCTACGTCGAACTGCTGACCAAGGATGCAGCATTCGTAAAGGGTCTACGGTCAGCTCAAAAGCGTTTGGAATCGTTCGGTGCGTCGACGCGGTTGCTCGGCACCAAGCTGATGGGACTCGGCGCGGCCGCTGCGGCACCACTGGCCGGCAGCGTTGCCATCTTCTCCAACTTCGACGATGCGATGCGGGGCGTCGCTGCGATCACGCAGGCGACGGGCACGCAACTCGAGTCCTTGCGCAACACCGCGAAAAAACTCGGAGCAACCACAAGTTACTCCGCTAGCGAAGTCGCTTCGCTGATGACCGAACTTGGTCGCGCCGGTTTTAAACCGGAGCAGATCGAGAAGATGACTGCCGCCGTGATGAACATGGCTCGTGCCACTGGCACCGATGCTACCCAGGCATCTGGAATCATGGCAGCCACGATTCGCCAGTTCGGGATGGAAGCTGGCGAAGCGACGCGTGTTGCCGATGGTCTGACCGCGGCAGCCAACAAGTCTTTCAATACTGTGGAATCTCTCGGCGAAGCACTCAGCTACGCCGGCCCCGTCGCCGCTGACGCAAACATGAGTCTTGAAGAGACGCTCGCGATCCTCGGCACACTCGGCAACATGGGAATTCAAGGCTCGTCGGCCGGTAATGCGATGCGCCGGCTTCTGACGATCAGTGCCGCGGAATCCGAAAAGTTCAAAACCACTTTCGGCGTTACGACCAAAGATGCCAAAGGCAACGCTCGATCGCTCGTCGACATTCTCGGTGAGGTCGCCGCGGCCACCGAAAAGATGGGCACCGCCGACAAGGCCGAGAAGCTGAACGAGGTTTTCGGTCTACTGGGAATCACCGCCGCCAGTTCGATCGGAAAGTCCGTTGCCGACACTCGCGACCTTTACAAAGAGCTGCAAAAAGCTGGAGGCATTGCCGCCAAGACATCGGAAGAGATGGAAGGTGGACTCGGTGGTGCGTTCCGAATCTTGAAGTCGTCGATCGAAGGCGTCGCCATTGCGATCGGCGAATCGCTCGAAGGCAGCGTCACGACGATGGTGCAAGCATTCAGTCGCGCCGCATCCGGCGTGATCGAGTGGATCAACAAGAACCAAAAGATCGTCAAGATCGCCGCCGCGAGTGCCATCGCCATCTTCACGATCGGCGCAGCCTTGTTCGCACTTGGTTCGTTTGCAGCTGTCGCTTCGTTCGCTGTTGGCGGACTCGCCTCGATCTTCTCTTTCATCGGCGCGTCGATCGGTGTGATCGTCTCCGCCGTTGGTTTACTCTTCACACCGCTGGGCCTCGTTGTCGCAGCCGTCGCAGCACTCGGTGGCTACTTCCTCTACTCAACCGGCATCGCTGGCCAGGCCGTCGAGTATCTCAAAGGTGTTTTCGAGACACTCAAAGCCGACACTCTCGCCGCCTTTGGTGCGATCGCCAACGCGCTGGCCGCCGGAGAGATCACTGCAGCGACCGACGTGTTGTGGACCTACTTGAAGCTGCAGTGGGTCAAAGGCACCACGTACATCAAGAGCCTCTGGGCCGACTTCACTCAATATATCTCCGACGTGTGGGCCGATTCTGCCTACGCGATCGGGGATGTTCTCATTGGTGCCTTGTCCGGACTCGCCGGCGTTTGGAACAGCACGCTCGGATTCATGGCCGACGGTTGGACGATCCTCACGTCTGCCGTTCAAAAGGGATGGAACAATACGATTGGATTTCTCAAGAAGGGATTCTTAAAACTCCATGAGCTAGTCGACATTGCGGGCGACGTGTCCGTGCAGATTGGCGGAGTGCTCATCAATGCATTGGCTGGCGTAGAGAATGCTTGGGTCGAAACCGTCGATTACCTTGCCGATACCTGGACCGTATTTGTCGGCCAAGTGAAGTCGATGTGGAATTCGACGGTCGGCTTCCTGAAAAAAGCGTGGATCAAACTCAAAGGACTGTTCGACGACGACATCAACGTCGATGTCGAAATGGCGAAGATCGACAAAGACACCCGCGCTGCCGATGCGGCTGAAGAGCAACAGCGTCAGCAAGCCATCATTGAACGGCAACAACGTCGATCAAAACGCAAGAAGCAGATCGAATCTAACCGGGTCGAGATGCAAAAGGGCATCGCCGCTCAACTTGAAGCACGGCGCAAGGCTCGCGAAGGTCAGGACATCGACGCTGACATGCGAGCGATTGACAATGAGACCGACGCCAAGAACGTTGTCGTTGACCAATCCAAGGAACAGCAATTTCGCGAAAACGATGCGGCGCAGACGAATCGCCAGCAGATCATCGACGACACGACCTCCGGCGTGCAAAAGACACTGGACCAGATGCGAGCCGAAGCGAAAGCGGCACGCGAAGCAGGGCGTCCCACCGCTGAAGATCGCAGCAAGGAAGGCGACGAGCAAATCGCAACCGCGCAGGCAGAGTTCGACGCCGCGGTGGACCGAGCCAACAATTCGACCGCACCGTCAGACGCTGAACCAAAGCCCGACGAGCCGGTCCTGCCTCAACCGCCGGTAGCTCCGCCGAAGATTCCCGAACCCGGTGCGGTCAACATCCCGAAGGTCGATCTTCCTGGCATCGACGATCCCGAGTTGCAACCTCCAAACGCCAAAGACCTCCGTCTCGGTTTGAACCCGGACGCTCAGGCTGCGATGGATCAATTCACCGACGGCCCTGAAGCAGATCGAGCCGAAGTTGCTGGGAATTTCGATTCACGTGGTTTGGGACTGGGGAGTGGTGCGTCGACGATTCCACAACAGGCTCCCGCGCCACTCAAGAAGCTCGAACCGATTGCGGCAGAGAATGATCTCGTCGAAGTCATCGTCGCGCCACAATTGAAACTGCAACCTGAGCAAGAAGACGATCCAAATCCGATCGGCGATCCCGGAAAGGACCTTGCCGACATCGTTGTCAATGCTCCGAATGTCAACGTGGTTGCGGGGGACGCACCGAGTGTGACCGCGCCGGATGTAGTCGTAAATGCGAACAGCGATACGACAATCGCTTCGCCTGACGTCACAACACCAGACGTCAACTTACCGGCATCCGACACGCCGGATGTCACCGTTTCCCAGATTGCGGTGCCAGACGTCAACGCGCCTTCGGTCGCGATCAGCCAACAGCCCAACAACATCAATCTGCCGGCGCAAACTCCGCCGAGTGTTTCCGTGCAAAGCGAATCGCAGTCGGTCGAACCGCTTGTCGTCCACGAAAGCGATGCGACGATCGACTTGCGAGAATCAAACGATCAGTCTGAATCGTTGAACCTGACTAGTCCGACTGACCTTGAAACCTCGCCGACACTCGACATCGCCGCAATCACTGAAGCATTTGCTTCCGTCGGACGCTCGCTCGCAGCGTTCGATTCCGCGATCGCCAGCAGCACATCCCAATTGCAAATGCCCACGATGGCAGGCGGCGAGTTCACAGAAGACATGAAACGGGCAATCATTCAGACCGCCGAGAACACTCGACGCCTTGTCGAACGTTCGCAGTCGGGAGGCATGGTGTTTAGCTGATGCCATTCTCCGCTGGTGGATACAACTTTGAAGTCGCGGCACTTTCCGAAACGGCGTCGCGGGGAAAGTCGCACTCCGATTTCACTTCCTATGTCGCGACGAACGGTGGGGCCGTTGATCCGGCTGCGGCTGCCAGTGCGCTCTATCAGTACTACAAGAACAACCACAATGAACTGATCCCTTTCCTGCAAATCGACGCGGAGTTCATCAACGCCAAACACGCTCTGGTCAGCGCAACCATCAACAAGACCAAGCTTGACCCGGTAACCTTCAACACAACAGGCGCAACCACTCACCTGAATCAGTCGCTGCAGACGCGGGGTATCTATGCTGCACCCGGCGTGAACGCGCCAATCTATGAGGGTGCCATCGGCGTCAGCGATTCCGGAGTTGCCGGCGTCGATGTGACGATTCCCGCGTTTGAGTTCTCGGTACGCAAACGATTTGAGTTTGTCTCGACTTCGTACCTGCTCGCCATGGTCGCGATGACCGGCCGCGTGAACCAAAACGCCTGGTCGATCTTTGCGGCGGGCGAAGCGTTGTTCCTTGGAGGTGAAGGCGGCGAAGACGAACAAAACTGGGTCGATGTCACTTACCACTTCGCCGCTCGACCCAACGAATTCAGTCTTTCGCTGGGCAGCATCACCGGAGTTACCAAGCAAGGTTGGGACTATCTGTGGGTGAAGCATGGCGAAAAGGTGGTCGGCGATCGCGTACTGCAAGTCCCCGAGGCCGCCTACGTCGAGCAAGTCTATCCCGGCGGAAACTTTGACGTGTTGGGGGTCAACTGATGGCCCGACGCGTCAAACCTGGCGATCAATTCAAAATCACCGCGACCGAATACAACCGGTTGTTGGTGGCGGCCGAGGCGTTGCATCGCAACCGACTGCCTGGCGGCGCTGGACCACGCACGCATTTGCGGGATGCATCGACGGTCCGTGTTCACAACACGACGGAAGAGTTGGTTCCGATTGGCGGGATCGTTGGGTTTGACGCACCGCTTACCGATCCGACTGTCGGTCCCGTTGAACTGGCCCGCTTCGTTCGCGACGCGACGATCCAGTGCGTCAAACCAACCGAAGACGAACACACCGGTCGCGTTGGGGTTGCCATCGAACCGATCGCGGCTGACAAAGTCGGTCGGGTCGTGTTCGATGGTGTGGTGGCCGCACGAGTCAATGTCACCAAGACTTGGCACCGCTTTGCCGATGTTGGCGAGACTGCAAGCGACATTATGCAATCGAAGCCCGACGGCACCACACAGATTCTGTGGCGGCGCGATGCCAATGAAACCGGCGATCAGTGGGCGGTTGTTCGGTTAGGTCGACCGGCCGATCCCGTTTACTTCGTGAAGGTTCCCAAGGGTGGAATCCAAGCACGCAAGGGAATGCGAACGGGCAGTGCCGATTGCGACCTGTACGAACTCGACAACGACGGCGAGATTCAAGCGGTTGAAGATCCCGCCGGCGAGACCGTCCGCATCACCGCACGCAATCATTCGGCACAGCGAATCCGCGGTCCGATCGACGGTTCCGATGAAGACCAATACTTAGTCGTCAATTTCGACGGTCACCGCTCATGGGTGATCGACCCGCCCAAGCAAACGCTCCTCTGCAAGCCCGCCAAACGGCTGAAAGCAAAGTCGTGGGGCACGGCGCGTGAACTTCGCTTCGATGGCACGTCGTGGAAACCGATCGGCGTCAAAGTCTCGGTCTACAACGTCTGTGACTACGCCCTGCTCGCCAGCCAGCAAATCGTCTGCCACTTCCATGAAGACACGTCGGCCTATTTGACAATCGGTTGCCGTTGCTGTGACGGCAGCAGTAGTTCAAGCAGTTCATCCAGCTCCAGCAGTTCATCAAGTTCAAGTTCCAGCAGCAGTTCTAGCAGCGATTCATCATCAAGCAGTTCTTCGTCGTCGCCGTCATCATCCTCGTCGTCGTCCTCCTCATCGTCAGGCAGTTCGTCAAGCAGCAACGGATCATCGAGCAGCTCAAGCATGAGCAGTTCAAGCTCATCGAGCCTGTCGTCGAGTTCTAGCAGTTCCCCATCATCCTCCAGCAGCAGCAGTTCATCGGGATCAAGTTCAAGCTCGTCGAGCAGTGGATCGCCTTCTTCCTCGTCGTCCGGCAGTTCGTCATCGTCAAGCAGTGGTTCGTCATCCAGTAGCCCATCATCAAGTTCCGGAAGTTCCTCGTCTTCATCGAAGTCGTCGTCGAGTAGTGATTCGTCATCTTCAGAGTCTTCTTCATCCGATAGCAGCGACTCGTCGCTCAGTTCGTCGGCATCCAGCAGCGATTCGAGCGATAGTTCAGACTCATCTTCCAGCGAAAGTGAGTCATCCAGCAGTGCCAGTAGTAGTCAATCCAGCGATTCTTCGGAGAGCAGCGACTCAAGCACGTCCACGAGTCTGCCGAGCGTCAGTAGTTCATCGAGTTCCGATGGATCATCATCGGCATCGAGTGGTTCGTCTGGCAGTTCATCCGATTCCAATTCCAGTGACTCATCGACCAGCGAATCGAGCGATTCAAGTACATCGGTAAGCCTTCCGAGTCTGTCGGGATCAAGCTCATCCGCCAGCGATTCATCATCAAGCGATTCGCAATCCAGTGGTTCTGGCTCATCGAGTGATTCGTCAAAATCCGAATCGAGCGAGTCCAACAGCACGTCAATCAGCTTGCCAAGTCTGTCGGGATCAAATTCATCGGTAAGTGACTCCTCATCGAGTAACTCGCAATCAAGTGGTTCCGGTTCGTCGAGTGATTCATCCGGCTCCGAATCCAGCGAATCCAGTGACTCAACCAGCACACCATCCATCAGCAGTTCGCAATCGTCTGCCTCCGAAAGCGAGTCATCGACCAGCGAATCATCGAAGTCTGAATCGAGCCAATCCGCTTCAAGCGTGTCAGAGAGTGAGTCAACTAGCCAATCTGACTCGGAAGGATCGCGATCCTACAGTTGGAATTCATCGGCAAGCAGCGACAGCGTTTCTGATTCAAGCGAATCCGAATCTCATTCCGAATCACAGTCGACTTCCGAATCAACATCACAATCCGCTAGCGAGTCTGGAAGTGAGCCACCGAGTGAATCAAGCATTGACCGAAGTTCGGATTCACAAAGCTACTCACTGAGCGCTTCCACATCGCACTCCAACAGCGATTCAGGCAGCGGAAGCAATAGTGGATCGGGTTCAGGTAGTGGTAGCGGTTCAAACTCCAATAGCGGCAGCGAGTCTGGGTCCGATTCTCGATCAACGAGCACCTCAACCTCCGACAGTGATTCCGTTAGCGATGGCTCAACAAGCGTTGTAGCGTCGTCGAGCGGTTCCGATTCTGAATCCAACCCGCCATCAACAAGTGAATCTGACTCGGAAGGCTCCGACAGCGACCGACCGAGTGTTAGCGACGACCCAAGCGTTGGCGATTCGTCTGGCAGCGACAGCGATTCGCCGTCCGAAAGCAACGACTCCACATCCGACTCGGACCGACCGAGCGACAGCAACGACGGTTCCGATCGCCCCAGCGAAAGCGACTCCAACAGCGAAGGTTCTGATCGACCAAGCACAAGCGACTCGGACGACGTGCCCTCCGAAGACAGCAGCGGATCCAGCGAACCATGCAACAGTACGTGGATCTGGTCGTGCGGCTGGGAATTGGTTGACAGTGATTGTGAAGACCCCGGAGATCCACCAAGTTCGTCTGGCTCATACGACGGAGCAGTAGCGGGGATGACAGCATGATGCATTGCCCACACCTCACGCCCGACAACCAGTGCGAAGTTGCAAAGCAAATGGCGGGCTGCCGAGTGCAAAC